TAATGACTAAAGACGAACTAAAAGAGAAAATTAAAGTACTTGTTAAACAAGTATATAAGCCTAAAACATTAACGGCTCAGGACACAATCTCTTTAGACGCTCCTAAGTTTCCTGTTTTAGAAAAATTTCCTTCTTTAAAAGAAGTCATTATTAATTTATTAACAGATCAATACGAATTATTCATAACTGATATTCAATGGGTTGCTCCTAAACCTACTACTTTTAGAATTATACTTGGAAATGGAGAACCTTTTATGTTAACTTATTCTCCAAGAAGTTGGGTAGCTCAAATTGAAGGTAAAAAATATTACTTATTAAATTTAAGTGAAGAAGAATCAGCTACAGAAGCTATTGCTCGTATTTTAGCTTATGGTATGACAGAAGAAAAACCAGGAGGTGAAGAAACACCAGCAGAAACACCAGCTGAAGAACCAGCAGCAGAAGAAACACCAGCAGAAGCATAATAAATCATGGCTGAGTTAAACACATATGGTGATTTAAAAAAACTTATTAATAATATTAGTAAGCAACAAAAAGGAGAAAAAATAGTTTCCAAAGGTAAAGAATTTGCTTTAGACCAAATATTAGGATTTATACCTGGTGCTTCTAACGCTAAAACAGCTTTTGACTTTATTAAAACTGCTGTCTCTAAACCAGATACTAAAAAAACAAACACTTGGTTAGATAAATTAGATGTAGATGATGAAATGTCAGCTATTATAGATGATACTGTAGAAAATGGTTTTATGCAAGCTATGGCTAAATCTATAGAATCTGAATTAGATACTAAACCTTTAGAAGATGATTTTAATATGAATGCTAAAATGGTTGATTATTTAAAAAAAGAATATAATAATAGGACAGTGACAGGAATAAACGAAAATACAATGAAAGATAGATTTCAAAAATTAGCGGGTATTAAAGAAGTAGAATCAACCCCTCCAGATACTAAAATTCAAGGGCAAATTAAGCCGGAATTATTTAAAAAATTAGGAGTAGCTGATTTTGATCCTGCTAAATTTTCTACAACTATTAATTTAGTAAAACAAAATAAATCTTTAAATACAGCAGCCAATAAAATATTAGCGGATGTTATGATTGCTATGCTTAAAACTAGTGATGATGCTTTATTAAATCAAATATTTCAAAATTTAAAACAAATTGAAGCTAAATAAATGGACGTTTTAGATATATTTTTTAAAAAATACAGTTATAAATTCCCTAAAGGATACCCTGATATCAGTGATCCTAAGGATAAAAGATTATTATTTGAGTTAATAGGAAATCTTACTGGTGATAAAACTATTAATGAAGCCCAATCTGATTATGATCAAAGAATACGTAAAACATTAGGATTAAAAGAAGGTGAAAAAATCCCAACTTGTAAAACTCCTTTAACTTTAGGTACTGATTTTAATTTAGAAGGTGAAGATGAAGAAAACTGGTCTAAACTATATCCTATTTTACCATTAAAAAAAGGTAGTGACATTCCAACAGCAGGAGCTGGTAAAGGAGAAATAGCTACTTATTGGGCTTTTGAGTATAATACTAAAAACCACACTGTAACTGATTCAAGAAAAGGTGAAGATCCTGATTTAACTATTGACGGGTACGGATGTGAGATTAAATCATACGATACATCAAATATTACTTTAGGTAAATTTGCTAATGATAAAGAAAATGTAGCTTTATTAAATAAAGTATTTGGTATTTTAACATTGTTTAGTGAATTTGATGAAAACTCTCAAATCACAATCAATCCAGGTAACTTTAAAGCTAGAGATATTGTTCCTGCTTTTTCTATTATGGCTAGTTTTGAAAAAAATAAAGCATTAAGAGATGTAGATATGTTTAAACCTTTATATTCTCGTATTGATTCATTATATGCTAAATTAGGTTTATCATCTGATGCTACTGCTGAAGAAGGTGCTGCTAAACTTTTAAAAAGAATACTAAAAACTAAACTTCTTAAAAAACCAAGAATGGGTAAAGAAGTAGGATTTATATTAAATGTGAGTGAAACAGGACAAGGTAAATTTTATACTATAAATGATGCTATAGTAGATGCTATAGATGATGAAAGAGTATTAAATGGTGTGTATGTTTCTTCCTCTGAGTTAGGAATGAATTTCCCTAAATTATTTAAATAATATTTATAAATATGAATTTAAAACAGTTAATTAGGGAAACTTTAGAAAACAAAGATTGTTGCACCGCAACAAAACCAACTAAAGCGCCTATATTAAATGAAAGTATAGCTCCGCGAGAGATATTGTCTGAGGGATTAAAATACCATATAGACAATAATACGCCGCTTACTGAGCATGTTTATCGTGCTGGCTCATCAAATTATTTTAATTTATGGGCTGAAGCAAGAACATTATACACTCGTGGTATTTTAGATTTTTCAGGTGATGATTTAGCCATATTAACTGAAACACACTTAGGTGAGTTTGGTATTTATGAGGATAAAAAAGTTCCATTAGATTTCATAATGGAAGATATAGAACTAGAAGAAGAAAAAAAAGACCCACCAATTGGTAAACCAAAACGTGGTGGAGCTAAAAAGTTTTATGTTTATGTAAGAGATAAAGGTAAAATTAAAAAAGTATCATTTGGTGATACTTCAGGCTTATCAGCTAAAATAAATAATTCAAAAGCAAGAGCTGCTTTTTCTAAAAGACATGATTGCCCTAACAAAAAAGATAGAACTAAAGCATCTTATTGGTCTTGCCGTTTGCCTCGCTACGCTAAATTATTAGGATTAAAGTCAAACTTTTCAGGATTTTGGTAATGGAAGATAAATTAAAAAAACTTATTAAAGAAGTACTTGCTGAAAAGAAAGTAAAACGAGACAGATGTCTTCGTATTGCTGACCGCAAGTTTGATAAACCATCTGCCTATAAATCAGGCGCAGTAGTAAGATGCCGTGCTGGAAAAATTTGGAAAGACATTAAAGAAGAAGAACTAAATGAAGATGAAAGTCTTCATAAATGGTTTAAACGTCAAGGTCCTAAAGGTAAAGAAGGTGGTTGGGTAGATTGTAATGCACCTGATGGTAAAGGAGGATATAAAGCATGTGGTAGAAAAGAAGGCGAAAGTCGTTCTAAATATCCTGCTTGTAGACCTACTCCCGCTGGATGTAAGAAAAAAGGTAAAGGTAAAACTTGGGGTAAAACCAAATGATTAAATTTCAAGATATATTAAACGAAGCAAAAAAACTCAAAGAAACCTTTGAGGAATTTGCTAAAAAACGTGGTGATGGTGCTGCTAAAATAGCTGAAAATGCTCAATCAAAAGGTGGTTTAGCTATGTTAACTTATAATCATTTTAAAGTTAAAGCTCCTTACTATGATAAAGCATCAAAAGGTAAATTTGATGAAAAAAAAGCTAAACAAGAATTTAATCAAACTTTAGGAAAAATATCTCTTAATATGTCTCCTGTAGATTTTCAAAGAGAAGTTGGTCGTTTAGAGGTGTTAGGTGAACTTTTAATTAGAAATAAAAAATGATCAATTTATTAGATATACTAAGTGAGGCAGAGGTAGCCAAATGCCCTGCACCAACTCAAAATATTGAATTAAACCTTCAGAACAGACAGAAGGCAATTAATGAGTATGGATATGGTCCATTAAATCCTAATCAACCAAATAATAAATTCTGGCAGGCTAAAGCAGATATGTGGAAGCTTGATTCTGTAAAAGAAGCTAAAACATCTCGTTGTGGTAATTGTGCTGCCTTTGATGTTACAACTAAAACATTAGATTGTATAGCTAAAGGGATTGGTGATGATGAAGGTACTGAAGATCCATTCGATGTTATTGAAGCAGGCCAATTAGGATACTGCAGGTTTTTAAAATTTAAATGTGCTGCGGCTCGAACTTGTGATGCTTGGGTTGTAGGTGGTCCTATCACAGATGACAAAGCCGTATAAAGATTTAGAGGTCACAGACAAATACATTATTAGGGAATTTGATGAAAACATTGACCCTATAGAATTAATGTGGCATCGTGATGATGAAGACAGAACAATTGAAATTATTGAACCAGGTAAAGGATGGAAATTCCAGTTTGAAAATGAATTACCTTGGGATTTGGAACCTAACCTTTTGATATGTATATTAAGACATGAGTGGCACCGAGTTATAAAAGGCGAAGGAAAACTTGTAATTAAAATAAATAAAGACTGATTCATAGCCAGTCGCTCGTAAGAGTTTAACATATGGCAGCTGTGGCGCCCCTAAAAAGGTGCCATCTTTAATTTGGCTTTTAGTGTAAAGCATGATATATTAACAAATGAACATGAATAAGAAAATTGTAATTGTAGGAGCAGGTGTAGCAGGTGTTAATGCCGCTACTAAATTAGTTGACAATGGTTATCCAGGCAAAAACATTACTATCATTGACATGGGTAATGATCCTTATAACAGAAAACCAGAAGAAGTAATGACAGGTTTTCTAGGTGCTGGAGGATGGAGTGATGGTAAACTAACTTACCATACAGCAATTGGAGGTCAACTTTCAAAGTATGTTGGTGAAAAGAAAGCAATGGAATTAATGGATGAAGTCATTAATAACTTTAAACGTTTTCACCCTAAACCTGAAGAAGTACAATGTTCAAATCCAGTAGAAGAACCAGATTTTATTAAACCCTATTTTGGTCTTCGTTTATTCCCAGTATGGCATGTTGGTACTGATTATCTTCATGAAATTGGTAAGAATTGGTATGATTATTTAGTGTCTAAAGGCGTTAAGTTTGTTTGGAATGAACGTGTGTTTAAAGTTGACTTTGAATCTAATTTAGTCTATGTAACTGTTAAAGGCAAAGAAGGACAATATGCTATTGAATATAATGAATTAATTTTTGGAGTAGGTAAATCAGGTATTGACTTTGCTCAAAGTATTCAAGACGAATATCAACTAGAAACTGAACCTAAATCAGTACAAATTGGAGTTCGATTTGAAGCACCACAAAAACATTTTCAAAAACTAATTGATATTAGTTATGATTTTAAATTGTATCGTAAATTTGAAGATAAAGGTGTTTCATTACGCTCGTTTTGTACTAATAATAATGCCGCTTATGTTGCTGTAGAAGACACTTACGGTAATCATTCCTATAATGGTCATGCTAAAAAAGATCCTAAATATAGAAATGACATGACTAACTTTGGTATTATTATGGAAATTAATAATATTGGAGATCCATTTGCTTGGTCACGTAAAGTAGTAAATGAATTACAATATGCAGGAACAGGTTTATATTATAGTCCAACTCGTAAACCATCAACTACATCAGAAGGTGAAAGAGTTAG